TGACAATTGGGCCTTGTGTTTTGCGGATTACCTCGCCCACCCGGATGGCTACGGCATGGGCCGGGATGCGATCAATTGGGTGAACATCGCGGAGGAGGCCGCCATTTGCGATCTCACCGTGGAAACGGTGGACGGCCGCACCATCCCGCAATGGCGCGTGGCGGGCTCTTACAAGCTCGCGGATGATGAGCGCCGGGCGGTGGTCAAGGAGTTTCTCAAGGCGGCCGATGGCTTCATGTGGCAGGATGCCAATGGCCTCGCCAATATCCGGTGCGGCCGGTGGATCGCGCCCACGGTGCACATCCCGGAAAAGCACATCATCGGCTTGACCGCGAGCCTCGGCACCGATGCGCAGGATCGCGCAAACGAGGTGCGCGTGATCTACATGGAGCCGCGCTTTGACTACACCGAAACGGAGGCCGCGCCGCTCATTGATACGCCCGCGCGGATCGCCTTGGGCCGGGCGGAGGTTTCGCGCTTTGATTGCTACTATTGCCCGGATCACAATCAAGCGCAGCGCATCGGCAAGCGCATCCTCAAGCGCCTAGGTGAAAGATGGGCTCTCACCGTCACCACAAACCTCTATGGGCTCAATGCAATCGGTGAGCGTTTCATCACCGTGAGCGTGGCTGCGCTTGGCATCTCGGAGCTCGCCTTTGAGGTGACAAGCCTCAAGATTGATCCGGCCGCGCTCAATGTGGAGCTTGGCCTTTTGGAGGCATCGGAGGGGGATTTCTCCTTTGACGCGGCGGAGGAGGAGGGCGCTCCTCCCGGCGATGTGCCATCCACCTCCGTGCCCATCGTCATTGAGGAGATCGCCAACCTCACGCTCGCGGCCGTCAACGTGAGCCTTGGCGGTGCCTCCGGCGTGGGCATCCGCGCTACGTGGGATGCGGCCACCCGCGTGGGCCTCCTCGCTCAAGTGCAATATCGCACCGGCTCCGGCGATTGGCTGGAGATGGCGGTTTCCCAAGATGATCGCGTGGCGCTCACCGGGATCATCTCCACCGGCGTGGCCTATGAGGTGCGCGCCCGGCACATCACCACGGCCGGGCGGCCTAGCGATTGGAGCGATGTGGAAACGATCACGCCCACGGTGGCAGAAACCGCGCCTTCCACGCCCTCCGGCTTTTCGGCCACCGGCGGCACCGGCAATGCCACACTCTCATGGATCAATCCGCCGGAGAGCAATTTTGACCACGTGGAAATCTATGAGAGCACCACGGCCGATTTCAGCACAGCAAGCCAAATCGGAGGAGATCAAGCCGGATCACCGGGGGCGAGTGATAGCGCCACGATCACGCTCTCATCCGGCGTGCGCTATTTGTGGCTAGTGGCGAGCTCCGCATCCAGCCTCAAGAGCGCGCCCACCGCCGCGCAAGTGGTGACGGTGAGCTGATCCTCGCCAATCGGCACCTTGCCTGATATGAAACCGCCGGAAACCTCAATCCGGCGGAGTATCAAATGGGCAATATCGCATCGCAATTCGCAACCGCTTTCCGCGATTTCGTCACGGAGGGGGTGGCCTCCAGCGGCCCTCATGATGTGATCAAGGAGGAGGTGCGAGCCATCGGGCCGATCATTGAGAGCGCCATCGGCAATGCTGGATTGGGAGCTCTGGTGGATGTGGTCAAGGCCACTCGCTCCGATCTCAATGCCGATCTCGCTCATCCGGCTGACACGGTGGCGCTGGTTTATGCTGATGCCACGGCCGCGAATAATGATCTTTACATCAAGGTGGGCGCGAGCGGCTCCGGCTCTTGGACGCTCACCACAATCCTCCATGATATTGTGGAGGTGTTGGCAGCGCCGCAAATCACCTTGGCGGCAGCGGAGGCGGATCGTGCAGAAGCGGCGGCGGAAAATGTAAGCCGGAAAAGCGCAAACCTCCTTGACCCACTAGATGCCGGATGGGCTCTTGACCGCCGCGTGAACCCACCAAACGGCTTGCTCACCACGGTTTCCGGGTGGGATACGACCCCCTTCATTCCCGTTGAAAGCGGGCAAACTTACATCACCAATGTTGAGGGCTTTTTTGCCCAATACAATGCAAGCGAGGGCTATGTTGCTAGCCTCACGCCAACCACCGTTGACAATTTGCGGCAAGTCACCGCGACGGCAAACGGCTTTATTCGCGGATCAATTCAGCGAACGGGCAACTATGCGCGCTCGCAAATCTTCTTTATTGCTGGCAGTAGCGCGCCCACCCAAGTGGAACCGGCTGGCGACTTGCTCAAAGAAGATCGCCTTTTCGGGATTAACGCAGCGCAAGCCCTCACCATTTTTGATGATGCCTCCATTGAGCCTCGCAAATTGCTGGCGTGGGAGGAGAGCCCGAACAAAGCAAATCCCGTTGGCCGCCTTGACGGCTTTTTCATGTCAAGCAATGGTGCCCTAGCTTCCAGCGCCATCTATTCGGTTTGGCCCGCTTTCCGCGTAGCGCCGGGGCAGGTGTGGACGGCCAATCAACCCATGCGCTTTGTCACGTTCTTTGACGCGGGACGCCGGGCTATGGTGGCGGTTAGTATCATCACCACCGTTTCCTCTTTTACCGTTCCCGCCGGGGCGTGCTTCGCGGTGCCGACAAGCAACCTTCCAAGCGTGGGCAGTTTTGCAATTGAGCTTGGTGCATCCGTGCCGGTTTGGTCGCCATACGGGTGGCGGCCGCGCACCGCACTCCCCAATGGTGAGCCGGTGAGCTGGGGCGTGCCGGATGGCTCGGAGCTGGTGGATGCCATTGATGATGAGCTCGGCACTTCAACTTGGAGAAGCGCGGGCGATGTGCCTGATAGTTTCGGGATGGCTCGCTTGCGTGAAACCCGGCAAAGGCTTCGCTCGCTTCGGAGCGGCGTGCTTGGCGCAGCGGCTCAACTCAATATCGGGCTCATTGGTGACAGCTTCACCCATGACAGCGGCCGTTATGCGCTTAAGGTGGCTCGCTCGCTTTGGGCAAAATATCATGCCGATGATCCAAATGAGCTCTTTGGCCCGATTGGCGTGGGCTGGATTAGCTTCAAGGGCGCGGGCTCTGGCAGCTTTCCCAATGGCACCATCTTTTGGAATAACTTTGTTACCGGCTCCGGCTCTTGGACAAGCGCCAACGGCACGGGTGGCGGCCCTGATAGCGGGAGCGAAACTAGCAGCACGGCGGGCAACCATTTGCAATTTGCCTCCGCGCTGGATTACGCTCGCGGCCTCCAATATCGCCTCTTTGCGGAGGGTGGCTCCGGCGTGATCCGTTATCGGTGGACGGCAAGCGGAGATTGGACGGAGATTGATCTTTCCGCGCTTGCGGCTGGCGTGCAGATCATCGCGCTCACCGGCGCTCCGGAAACCGGCACCGGCATTTTCCGCGTTGAGGTGGTGAGCGGATCGTGCACCCTCTATGGTGTGGATCAACGCGCGGCGGCCACGGCTGGCGTGATCGTGCACAAGCTCGGCGGCACCGGCACAAGCATGAACCAATGGGCAAATTTGAACGCGGGCCGCTTGCAGGCAAGCCTTGCAGGGCTTGGGCTCAACCTCACGTGCATCATGCACGGCACAAATGATCAACCCTCGCGCACCAAGGCGCAATTCAAAGCCGATGCTTTGACGCTCATTGATCGCGTGCGAACGGCCCGGCCCACTACCGATGTGCTCTTGATCGCGCCTCCGGAAAATCAGCGAGTTAATTCTTTGCCGATGAGCGAATTTGCAGCGGCCCTTTATGAGATCGCGCGAGATGATCGGGATGTGGCTTTCCTCAATCTGCAAAATTCTTTCGGTGTTGCACCGGCAGACTATGCGGCAGGATCGGCGCGGCCTTGGTGGAATGTGGACAACATTCACCCGGACAATGCCACCGGCGGATATGCCATCTCCGATGCTATCCTCACAATGATTGGCGAGGCATCCGCCTAAAGGGAGAAATTCAATGCAACCGATTACGATCCAATCCGCCCTCAAGGCCGCCGGGCACTACACCGGCGAGCTTGATGGCATCTTTGGGCCTCGCTCTCGCGCGGCGGCCGATGCGGCACTCAAGGCCGCCGGTGTGAAGCTGGAGGCATGGCCTCACTCGCGCCGGATGGTGGCGATCCGCCAATGGGTGCTCAAGGGCGCGGGCTTTGATCCCGGCCCGATTGATGGCGTGGAAGGCCCGAAAACCCGCGCGGCCGCCTATGCCTTCTCCAAGCCGGTGGGCGTTGAGCTCCCATGGCTCACGGAGGCGGAGAAGGTGATCGGCCTCCATGAGGTGGTGGATAGCGAGGAGCTCCGCGCGTGGCTCCGGCGCGACGGCCCCACCCTTGGTGATCCTGCCAAGCTCCCTTGGTGCGGCGATTTCGTGGAGACGGCCATCAAGCTGGCGATCCCCAAGGAGAAGGTGCCTGCCAATCCCTACCTCGCCCGCAATTGGGCCGATTGGGGCGAGGATGCCACCCGGCGCTATGGGGCGGTGATCGTGTTTTGGCGCGGCACCAAGAAGGGCACCCAAGGCCACGTGGGCTTTGCCACCGCGATTGATGAAGCTCGCGGCCTGGTGGAGGTGCTTGGCGGAAACCAAGGCAATGAGGTAAGCCGGGCATGGCTTGGCATGGATCGCATCCTCGCGTGGCGAGCTCCCAAGGGGTGGGCATCCAAGATGCCGCTCATCGGAGCTCGCTCCAGCGGTGGCGCGGCCATCTCCACCAACGAGGCATGAAATGAGGGCGGCCGCCATTATGAGTGACGTTGAATATCTCGGCCCGGATGGCGGCCGCCTTGCTCTTGCGTTTGCCGCCGGGTGCCTCGCGTGCTTCACGTTCCTATCCATGGTGGGCGGCTTCATTTGGAAGCTGGTGGGTAAAACCCGCGTGGATCGGATTGCGGAGCTGGAGGAGGCGCTCAAGGAGGAGCGCGCGCATTGCCGGGCGATGGAGGCCCGGCTTGTGGATCGCATCCAAGCACTGGAAACGATCATCCTTTTTGAGCGCGCCGGGCAGATTGCCCAAGGCGCGCAATTGGCGGTTTCGGAGGTTTCTCGCGACGTGCGCGAGCTCAAGCGGAGGATGGAAAATGAGCAAGGATGACGCCTCGCCGGTTGAGGTGGCCAACGTGGAAACCGTCAACGTGAGCACCGGCGGCGATCACCTCCCCTATGTGTGGATCATCGGCATGGTGACGGGATTTATTCTCATCGCCTTTGCGATCATCACGTGGGCGGTGCTGGATGCGGTGAAAGGCTCCGGCATTGACGCGGCCACCAAGGGCTCCGTGATCCAGACTTGGAACAATCTCGCGGTTGCGGCCGCCACCTTTTGGGTGGGCTCCAGCCTCGCGGGCAAGATGATGCCCGGAAAGGACAAGGGCAAATGATGGCGCTCCTCACCTCTCGCTTGGCTGGCCCTATCGGTGCTGGCCTCTCGCTTATTCTGGCCATCGCCCTCGCGTGGGTGTGGATCGGCAAGGATGCTACCATCCGCGAGGTGCGAGGCCAGCTCACCACCGCGCAAGCCGATCTCAAGGCCGCGCGCGACGATCTCACCCAATGCCGCGCCAACCGGATCACGCTGGAGGAGGCCAACCGGCTCCGCAATGAGGCGGTGGACAAGGCGCGCACCGAAAGCGCCGGGCGGATCGCGGAGCTCCAGCGCGCGGCCGCGCGAGCGGATGCAACCGCCACGGAGGCCCGCCGGGCGGCGGATCGCATCTTGGCCGCCAAGGGCACCGGCAATGTGTGCGCGGATGCGGATGCCCTGATCTTGGGAGAGGTGAAATGAAGCGGATCGCAACCCTTGCCGCGTGCCTGGCCTTGGCCGCGTGCGGCACCACCCGGATTGAGCGGCCGGAGCCGATCATCCGCACCGTTGAGGTGAGAGTGCCGGTGGACGATCCGGCGTGCGCGCGTGAGGCGTTGGCGCGGCTTGGGGAGGCTCCAGCCTATCCGGACACTCCGGAGGCCATCCGTGCGGCTCCCAATCTCTTTGAGCGCGTGAAGCTCCTCCTTGCCGGGCGTGAGCTCCGGATCGCGCGGGAGGCGGCCTTGGCCGATGCGCTTAGGGCGTGCGCGAGCTCCGCAGCTCCGCGTTAAACCGGCGGAGATAGTCTCCGGCCTCCTCCACACGGTATGAGGCGCGGTTGACGCGAGCCACGGTGCGCGGATCATAGAGCTCCGCCACCGCCTCGCCATTGGAAAGCCGGGTGACTATCCAGCTCATTCGCCGCGCTTGCCCATTTGACGCGGAGCCCGGCGATCCACCCAA